GGCAAAACATACTTAGTTGTAGACGATGAAGATAAAACGCTGCCAGAGTATTTAAAACGGTTTCCTGAGCAAGTCTTGGTGTTTAGCAAAGCTGAAATTGTTAAAAGTTTTGATGAGGGCGATAATTTTGGTGATAGACGGGCAATTATTTACGCTAGAAATGCTTGTTTTGAGTTGGCAAAGCAAGTTAACTGCAAGTATTTTATTCAGCTTGATGATGACTACACCGACTTTAGATGGTCATTTACGCATGAACGCAAATATGTTACTAACAAATATGTTAATAATTTAGACAAAATTTTTGCTATTTTGTTGAAATTTTATAAATCTACTTCTGTTACTACGCTGTCAATGGCTCAAGGTGGCGATTTTATTGGTGGCGCAGGCAGCGGTCTTAGCAAAACATTTTTAGATGGTCAAATTAGCAGAAAATGTATGAACAGCTTTATATGTTCTACTGAAAGACCATTCAGGTTTATGGGCAGAATTAATGAAGATGTAAATACATATTGCAATCTAGGCAACAAAGGCCATATTTTAATGACGATTGCACAGTTAAGGCTTGAACAAAAACAAACGCAGAGTAATTCTGGCGGTATGACAGAGTTGTATTTAAACTCAGGCACTTATGTCAAATCTTTTTATAGCGTAATGTACAACCCGTCTAGCGTTAAAATAAGACAAATGGGGCAAAGCAATAAACGATTGCACCATAGCATCAATTGGCATACAACTGTGCCTAAAATTATTTCAGAAAAGTTTAAAAAATATGGAGCAACACAAGAACCAATGCAAAATCAGGCAGTTACTTAAATACAGAAAGGAATGGGGCAAAGAAAAATTTAGAGAATATTTGATTAAACACAAATTTGACAAACAAACTATTGCAGATTTTGTTGAGCAATGGGAATTAGGAAACAGGGGAGAAACATGGATATTGAAAGATACATCGTTGCAGCAACAGGACTTGGATATTTAGTAGTAGGTTTAGCCCAATATTTTAAAGGTTCACCATCTAACGCATTTATTTGGCTAGGTTACGCAGCAGCGCAAATTGGCCTTTGGATGAATTTAAAATGAGTTTCACAATCATGCAGCATGATGGCACGAAAGTTATTCAATGGTTCTTTAATATAGATGAGGTTATTAAATCAATGCTTAATAACCCCAAAGATAGGTATTGGAGAAATAAATGAAAGATTACGACCCTAATGACGCTATCGACTTCATATTTAAAACAGCGCCAGCGTATGCAAAGGCGAAAGGTAACCTCGCTCAATTCGAGGCATTTAAACACAGTCTTAAAGCTATTGAGATGTCTAAGTCAGAAGCGACAGCAATTAACGCAAAAGAGATGGATGCGTATAAATCGCAGGCTTATCAGGAGCTATGTGAGGCCATTGGATTGGCGACAGAAGAAACAGAGGCATTGCGTTGGCAATTAGAAGCTGCAAAGATGCGTTTTGAAGCATGGCGCACAGAACAAGCAAATAACAGAAACATTGAAAGATTAACAAAATGACAGATTATTCAGAAAATTATCTTAAAATTCAAAGACTTCTGAGAAGTTACCACAACGCTACGCTTAAATGCAATTACGAAGCAGCCACTAAATTAGCGCATGATTTGGCTGATGAAACTATTAGACTTGAAATTGCAACTATTAGAGAATTGAAAGACCAATGGCTGAAAAGTTAATGCGTAATATGTTTGCTACGCATACAGACTATGCAGATTTTAAAGGTTTAATTCCTAAAAATCCTGCTTTGGTGCCTAGCAATGTAGATGGCATGCTTGAACGCAATGGTCAATTTTTAATTCTTGAATGGAAACGCCCAAAGGAAAAAGTTAGCAATGGACAAAGAATTATGCTGCAAGCTCTTGCTTCTAAGCCTAGCTTTATGGTGGTTATTATCTATGGCAATACAGATAATGAAACTGTAATAGACTCTTATTGGCTGCTTACGCCTGAAGGTAAGCCTGTCAAAGCTGGCATAGGATTTGATTCTTTTAAACAATTTTATAGAGATTGGTACGCACTAGCTGATGGCCACAAAAAATGAAAAGAAGCGCCTTAATCAGATTGCAGAACTCGGATGTATTTTATGCTCCGAAATCCTTGGGTTTGAAGGCAGCCCGGCAGAACTCCATCATGTGCGCAGGTATGGAACTAAACGGGCTACATCCCCAAACTTGCCTTTATGCCCAGAGCATCATAGGGGAAACAATGGACTTCACGGGTTGGGTGTCAAAGGTTTTGAAAGAAAATATGAAGTATCCTGTGAGAGGTTATTGGAGCGAGTCAGCGAAAAACTTGGAAAGGAAATTAGCAAATGACTACATTTACTACGGAAGACAGAGTTAAAGCTCTAGAGGGTCAAAACCCAATTCAGACGAGATACGGTGCGCTCTATTACGAAACTCCTTATCGTGATGAGTCCATTTGCTCGATTTGTGACGGCTCATGTGGATACATTCATGGCACAAAACACGAATCACGGTATCAAGATGACCACAACGAGCAGCAGAAATAGTAATTGTATGTTCGTATTTTTCGCCATCATCGTATAAATAGGTGCCCATTGCGTGTGGGTCGCTATCAACAATAAAACAAATTTGCTCTGGCAATGGCATATTCCATCTGTCAAATGGTTTCATGCAATAAATTGCAGAATACAGATTGCGAAGAATGGGCTCAGTCAGCTTCATACTGCATGAATTTTACCACGAAATTCAACCTCATCCTCGCCCCAAACCCTTATCATTTCAGGCTGCAATAGTTTGTTGCGCTCAAATGAAAGCATTACAAAACCACTATTCCAGTCTTTAGGCGTGTCCTCTGTGTAAGAAAACTGTTGCCCATTAGGGTCAGCAAGTGTGCCTGTTTGCACGCCCCACCGAGTCCCATTGTAATCATTGAATGGAATAGTGCTAAGTACATGAGTGTGGCCAGTAATCATATTCACGCCTGAGTTAACAGCGTTGTTACGACCACCAGTCCATCCACCTTTCCAGCGATGTTTAATGCAAGTATCTTCATTTACCCAAAACGACCAGCAAGGCTGCCACATAGGAAAATAGTCACGCAAAGATGTGCCAAATACACCTTCAAAAGTAGGCAAATTGGCAATAATTGACATTTCCAATCTTTGGTCATGGTTGCCCATAGGCCAAAACAATTTAGCGCCTTTAGCTACTGATTCAATTTCACCTAAATAATATTGACAAGCATCTAATTCTTCTTTGACAGTAGGCACTTTATTCCAATCCTGTCTTGGAAAACGGCTTAAATTAGCGCCATCAAGCGCATCGCCATTACAGACAATAGCAGTAGGCTTATATTCTTTAATCATCTCTAACAGCGCTTTAAATGCTGTAGTAGTTTCATCTGGCCAAAAGTGTGCGTCACTAAATACCATAACACGGCCATTTTTTATGTCCATACCTCTGCGTACATGACCTGGTGTTTGCTGAATTTTTTTAGCGTAAGCTGGATTTTGACTTGCAAAAGTAGGCAATTCAACTTTTAAGCGACTTTCTATTGACCTACGCCTTGCCATTACATTTCTAACTGCTATGCCATGCACTTTGCCAAATTTTGCTGGGCTGCCAATCTTATTCCAAGACTCTATCCATTCTTCATCTGTTAAGTGGTAGCCAGACATTAAATTTCCCCTATAATCAATAAGTTATTGAATACTAACTGAAAAATATGACATTTGCGAAAAAAGTAGATAAAAACCAGAATGATGTTGTAAAGGTGCTACGAGATTATGGTGCTGATGTTTATTTGTTGCACATGGTAGGCGGGGGTATACCCGATTTACTTGTAGCGTATGAAGGACACACTATTTTAATTGAAGTAAAAGATGGTGCAGATAAAAAGCTAACCCCGCAACAAATTAAACTGTTTGCTGCATGGAAAGGTAGCTATTTGTTTAGAGTAAACTCTAGCGAAGATGCCATTGAGGTGCTAAAATCATTAAAAATGGAGTGATTTATGACTGAAACCCCTAATGTTGCTATGTTTGCCGCTACTTTATTGCATAGCGCAACAAATACCCATTTTTTTCATTGGTCAACAAATTCTTATTCACAACACAAAGCTCTTGGCAAATATTACGAATCCATAATTGATTTGGTTGATAGCTATGTAGAGGCTTATATGGGATGTTATGAGCAGATTAAAGTGTTTCCTAGCGTTTATCACCAGCCTAAAGATGCGCTTAATTACATGGAATCATTGAAAAAATTTGTAGATGAAGCCAATTCAGATTTGCCACAAAAACAAGAATTAGTTAATATTGTTGCCGAAATACAACAGTTAATTGATTCTACTTGCTACAAACTTAAATACCTCAAGTAAGGAATAGTTATGCCAATGGATAAATCAGGGTCAGCCCAAAGCGTAGGCAAAAACTACAAAACTGAGGTAGCTGCAGGAAAGCCAAAAAAACAAGCATTGGCGATTGCACTCAGCGAAGAACGCACTCATTCTAAAGGTAAGCGTAAAGCTAAGTTAGAAGAATCTTATGCTAAATATTTAGAAACAAAATGAGTCGTAAAGACCAAATTCGTGCCGCAGTAGAAAAGCACGATAAGCCTATTCCCAAGACTACAGTCGGTAAAGGTAAAAATTACTTACCAACTGACCAAGGCGCAGGAATGACAGCTAAAGGTCGTGCAGCATACAATGCAAAGAATGGCAGTAACTTACAAGCACCTCAATCTAGTGGGCCAAGGCATGATAGTTTCTGTGCCAGGTCATCAAGCTGGAATGGGGAAAGAGGTAAAGCAGCAAGAGCAAGGTGGAAATGTTAATGAAAAACGGACTATATGCCAATATTCACGCCAAACAAGCTAGAATTAAAGCTGGTTCTGGCGAAAAGATGCGTAAAGCTGGTAGCAAAGGCGCACCAAGCGCAGCAGACTTTAAAGACGCTGCTAAGACAAGAAAAGAAGTAATTACTGACAAAATGAAGGATATGTGATGATACACATGAGCCGCAAATACAAAAAAGAAGATGCTATGTTGCGCCCAGAGCATCAATCAACGCTAGAAAAGCAACAGAAACAGCGTCAAGACCATAATCCCCCATTAGAGCTAGACGATAGCAACATTCTGAATAGAAAAGCTAATCAAAGAATGAAGCGTAAGCAAGCATTAATGGATGCAATGAACAAGAACCACGACCCAGATATTGTAGGATAATTTGTTGTAGAATTAATCCCTTACAAATCAACTACTTGAGAATGTATGGATAATAAACAATTAAAGAATATTAAGGGCGCTGGCAGACCAGCAGGAAGCCCTAATAAAGCGACTGCTAAAGCTAGAGAAGCGTTTGCAGCTTTCGTTGACGCTAACTCAGAGCGTATGCAAGAATGGCTTGATGCTATTGCTACTGACCCTAAACATGGCCCTAAAGTTGCATTTGATTGCTTGCTTGCAGTAAGCGAATACCATGTGCCTAAATTAGCTCGTACTGAAGTAGTTGGTGACGAGAAAGCGCCAGTCAGAATGGTTGTATCTTGGAAGAAGTAATAGATATAGAGCTAGACTACAAGCCTAGGGATGTGTTCTTAGACTTTCATGAAAGAAGTGAACGCTGGGCTGTTATAGTGGCTCATCGCCGGTGTGGTAAAACTGTAAGTTGTATTAATGAGCTCCTGTACAAAGCATTAATTGAAAATAAAGAGGATGGAAGATATGCCTATGTTGCCCCTTATTACAGCCAAGCTAAAAACATTGCTTGGGATTATCTCCTTAGGTTCTCTAAGCCTGTTATGGCAAAGGCTAATCAAAGTGAGTTGTGGGTCGAACTCATTAATGGTGCGAGGATTCGATTGTTTGGTGCTGACAATGCTGATTCCCTTCGTGGTCTTTACCTTGATGGCATCGTTCTTGACGAATATGCTGATATGCGTCCTCGTATTTGGGGTGAGATTATTAGACCACTCCTCGCAGACAGACTAGGCTGGGCAGTATTTATTGGTACGCCTAAAGGGCACAATGCTTTTTGGGATATATACAATAACGCAATAAAATCAGACACTTGGTACGCCAAAACACTTAGAGCAAGTCAAACAGGGCTACTGCCTGAAGCTGAATTAGCTGATGCTGCTAAGTCTATGACTCAAGACCAATATCTTCAAGAATTTGAATGTGATTTTGAGTCTGCAATCCTTGGGGCGTTTTACGGCAAGGAAATGCGCCAGCTCACAGACCAAGGTAGAATTACAGACATTGAATATGACCCTATGTTTCCTGTGCATACAGCATGGGACTTAGGCTATAGCGATGACACGGCTATATGGTGGTTTCAGGTAGTGCATGGCGAGATTCGTATGCTCGACTATCATTCATCAAATGGTCAACCGGTAGCGTTTTATTCGGGCATTATTCAGTCAAGAGAAAAAGAAAGAGGCTATGTGTACGGTACACATTATTTACCTCACGATGCTAAAGCAAAGACACTTGCATCAAATAAATCAATAATTGAGCAACTTTCTGACAAAATTGCGTTAAAATCAATGAAAATTGTGCCAAGTTTGTCACTACAAGATGGAATTCAAGCAAGCAGATTGGCATTGACCAGGGCTTGGTTTGACTATAAGTGTGAAGATGGCATTGAATGTTTAAGGCAATATCAGCGTGAATACGATGAAGATAAGAAAGTATTTAGGGATAAGCCTAGGCATGATTGGACAAGCCATGGCGCAGACGCATTTAGGATGTTAAGCATTGCTTGGAAAGAAGAAGCAAAGTTGCCCCATAAAGATGATGCAATTAAAGGGCTGTTTGTAGGTAAAACTGATGTAAGTTTGAATGATATGTGGAAACAAAACCCACAATCCACTTCAAGAGGAAGAATTTGATGGCAAACAATAAAGCTACAGTCAATCACACATACGAAGATTGGTACAAGACAATCATGGGCTATGAACGCAGCTTTAAGCGTTGGGAAGCCAGAGTTGACCGCATTGTAAAGAAATACAAAGATGATAGCCGCTACGACAGAAATCCTAATGCACGATTTAACATACTCTGGAGCAATGTTCAGACTATTCAGCCAGCTATCTTTGCAAGACTTCCTAGACCTGATGTTAGCCGTAGATTTAGGGACAATGACCCTATAGGCCGTGTAGCTTCAATGATGCTTGAAAGGGCATTGGAGTTTGAATTAGAACACTATGGTGACTATAAGTCAGCTATGAACAATTCTGTACTCGACCGATTACTTGGTGGTCGTGGTACAGCATGGGTTCGTTACGAGCCTCATATTGTTGGCGAAGAATCAGGCATGACAGATGGCGACACACCTGATGATGGTTTGCAAGTTACTGAAGATACTGATGAAGCTGAAACTGAAGGCGGCATTGAAAATGAAAATCCAGAACGCATTGAGTATGAGTGCGCACCTGTGGATTATGTCCATTGGAAAGATTTTGGCCATACAACTGCTAGAACTTGGGAAGAAGTAACTGCGGTATGGCGTAAAGTTTATATGTCACGCCCAGCCCTTGTTGAGCGCTTTGGCGAAGAACTAGGTTACAAAATACCTTTAGATACACAGCCTGATGATTTAAAACAATCTTATAAGACAAACGATGGCGTATATGAGGCGTTAATCTATGAGATTTGGGACAAAGAAACAGGCAAAGTATTGTGGATTTCTAAGTCATTAGGCAAGATTCTTGATGAAAGAGATGACCCACTACAGTTAGAGAACTTCTGGCCTTGTCCAAAGCCACTCTACGCTACCATGACTACGGATAGTTTAGAACCAATCCCTGACTTTGTTATCTACCAAGACCAAGCAAGAGAATTAGATGTTCTGTGTGACAGAATTGATGGCTTGATTAACGCCCTTAAAGTGCGTGGTGTGTACGATGCTTCTGCTTCTGAACTACAACGCCTATTCTCTGAAGGCGAAAACAACACCATGATTCCGGTAAGTAACTGGATGGCATTTGCCGAGAAACAAGGCATGAAAGGTGCTATTGACCTAGTAGATTTAACACCATTCGCAAGCGCATTAATGTCTTGCTACCAGGCAATGGAACAAGTTAAGGGTCAAATCTATGAATTAATGGGTATTGCTGACATTCAAAGAGGTCAAACAGACCCAAGCGAAACCCTTGGCGCACAGATTATTAAGTCAAACAACGCTGCTGGTCGCTTAAAAACTCAGCAACACGCAGTCGTAGACTTTGCAACCACCCTTTTGTCCATTAAAGCGCAGATTATCTGCCAACACTTTACAGACGAAACAATAGTTAAGATTTCTGGTGCAATGCAACTAAGTCCACAAGACCAACAGTTGATTCCACAGGCTTTAGCCTTATTGCGTGATGAGGCAAGTAAGAACTTCCGCATAGAAGTTACTTCTGATTCAATGATTTACCAAGATGAACAGCAAGAAAAAACCGACAGAATGGCTTTCTTGCAAGCTGTTGGTGGATTTATGGCACAAGCTGTACCAATGGTACAAAACACTCCTGAATTAGCGCCTATGGCATTAGAGATGCTGAAGTTTGGTGTAACTGCGTTTAAAGCCGGCAAGCAATTAGAGGGAATTATTGACGAAACTGCTGATAAGTTGCGTGTTTCTGCACAACAATCTGAAGGTCAACCTAAACCATTGCCAATCGAGTTGCAAAAAGCCCAAATGGATAGCCAAGCCAAGATGCAGCAAATGCAAATGCAGTCACAACTTGAACAGCAAAAGCTACAAGCGCAAATGGAGTTGGAAAAGGCTAAACAAGAGTACCAGGCACAAGAAAATCAGCTTAAATTCCAGTTAGAAGAACAGCGCAATCAAATGGACATGGAAATGCAGATGAAAGTAGCGCAGATGAAGTCTATGACTGAACGCAATACTCAAGTCTTGTTGGCCCATATCAATAATGGTGCAAAGATTGAAGTAGCTAGAATTGGTGCTGATGAGTCTGATGGCGCACAAGCCTACATGACTGAGGAAAGCATGGCACACGCTATGGAACACCCAATGCAACCTATTGCAAACGCTATTGGTCAAGGAAATGAACAAATGGCACAAGCAATTAGTGCCTTGGTTGATACAATTAATGCCCAACATAACAGACCAAAAACTGTTGTTAGAGGTCAAGACGGCAAAATTATCGGGGTTCAATAATGGCTATAACAGTCAAGCATAATAAGGTTTCAACAGTACCTGACGATGCAGACACATCGTTAGTTCGCCCTAGTGATTGGAATGATGACCATGTATTAACTGGCACAGTCCCAATAGCTAATGGTGGTACAGGTGCAAGCACGGCTACAGGCGCAATAAACGCTTTATTACCATCACAAACAGGTAATTCAGGCAAAGTTTTATCAACTGATGGCACAAATACAAGTTGGTCTGCCGCAGGTGGTACAGGAACAGTCACTAGCGTAGCAACTGGCACAGGTTTAACTGGTGGCCCTATTACCACTAGCGGAACTATATCTATTGATAGCACCGTAGCTACCCTAACTGGTACGCAAACCCTTACCAATAAAACGCTAACTGGCCCAAAGATTGATTTAATCAATGACACCAATGGCAATGAAATATTAGGGTTATCACCAACTACTTCAGCTACAGATTACCTAACAGTTAAAAACGGCATTGGTGTAGGCGTACCGCTTCATGTATATGCCGATGGTTCTAGTGCCAGCATTGGGTTACATATCCAGCCAAAAGGCACAGGATTAGTCACAATTAGTGATGGCGCAGACTTTAACAAAGGTATTCGTTTTAGAAGTTCAGGTAGCACAGCAAGCACAATTACATTGTTAGATGCCGTAGCAACTGCTGGTCGGGTAGTTACTTTGCCTGATGCCACAACTACTTTGGTAGGTAGGGATACTACTGATACCCTAACTAATAAGTCTATTTCAGGCACAACTAATACTTTAAGCAATATTGGCAATTCAAGTCTTACTAATTCAGCTATTACCATCAACGGTACAAGCACAAGTCTTGGCGGTTCAATTAGCGTAGGTACAGTTACAAGCGTAGCCGCAACCGCAGGCACAGGTATTAGCGTATCTGGTAGCCCAATTACAGCTAGCGGAACAATAACTGTAACTAATACTGCCCCAGACCAAACAGTCGTATTGACTGCTGGTACAGGCATTAGCACTAGCGGTACTTACCCTAACTTTACTATTACCAATACAAGCCCATCAAGCGGTGGTACGGTTACTAGCGTAAGCGGTACAACTGGCAGAATTACAAGCACAGGTGGCGCAACCCCTGTAATTGACCTTGCAAGTGGTGTAGCAACCGCAGGAACAACAGGTTCTTCAAGCCTTATTCCTGTAGTTACTATTGATACTTATGGTCGAGTAACTAGCATTACTACTGCATCTAACCCACAAGGAACAGTAACTTCAGTTACCGGCACAGCGCCAGTAGTTAGTAGTGGTGGTGCAACTCCAGCTATTAGCATGGCTGCTGCTACAACAAGTGTAAATGGTTACCTTACATCTACTGATTGGACTACTTTTAATGGTAAACAAGCCACATTAGTAAGTGGCACAAACATTAAGACTATTAATTCAAGCAGTATTCTTGGGTCTGGTAATTTAAGTATTTCAGCTACACCTGCTGGTTCTACAACTCAAGTTCAATACAATAATGCTGGTGCTTTTGCTGGTTCTGCTGGGTTTTTATACGATGCAACAAATGGCATACTAGATTTAAGTGCCTCAACTGGCGCTTTAACTATTGCCAAAGGTACTACTGCACAAAGGCCAGCAAGCCCTGTTGTTGGTATGACAAGATGGAATACAACTTTAAGCCAATATGAAATTTATAATGGAACTGTTTGGCAAGTTGTAACAATTTCAACCCCTCCTTATACAGCTTCTTATTTAATAATTGCTGGTGGCGGTTCAGGGGGTTCTGATGGCGCTGGCGGTGGGGGCGCTGGAGGCTTATTGTCAGGCACTTTATCTTTAACAGTTGGCACAACTTATTCTTTTGTTATTGGCGCAGGTGGTGCTTCTAAAGTTACTGGTGGTCAAGGAAATAATGGTAGTAATTCTACAGGTTTAAGCCTAACAGCTATTGCTGGCGGCGGCGGTGGTTTTTACAATTCCGTAGGAAACCCTGGTGGGTCTGGAGGCGGTGGTGGAGGTTATCTGTCAAATACTGGTGGCGCTGGAACTAGCGGACAAGGATATGCAGGTGGTTCTGGTGCTACAGGTTCTTATTATTATGGCGGTGGCGGCGGTGGTTCTAGTGCCGTTGGTTCAAATGCTAGTGGTAGCGGTGGAGGCAATGGTGGTGCTGGTACAGCTTCTTCTATTACTGGTTCTAGCGTAACCTACGCTGGCGGTGGTGGAGGCGCTGGAGATAGCCGTTCAGGAAGTAATGGTTCAGGAGGGTCTGGGGGTGGCGGTAATGCAAATTCTACTGGTGCTGGTGTTGCAGGGACAGTCAACACAGGAAGCGGTGGAGGCGCTGGTGGATACATTACTGATATTTCTGGTGCTGGTGGAAGTGGTGTAGTAATTATTTCCGTACCTACTGCTAGTTACTCTAGCACTACAACAGGTTCTCCAACAGTAACAACTTCAGGCAGCAATACAATCTTAACTTTTACTGCTTCTGGCAGTTACACAGCTTAAACGGAGATTCACATGGGACATTTTGCAAAAGTGGTAGATGGTAAAGTAACGCAAGTTATTGTTGCTGAACCTGATTTTTTTGATACATTTGTTGATTCAAGCCCAGGTGCTTGGATTCAAACTAGCTATAACACTATTGGCGGTCAACACAAAAACGGTGGCACACCTTTGCGTGGCAACTATGCTGGTATTGGCTACACATACGACCATACAAATGATGTGTTTTATGCCCCACAACCTTATGCAAGCTGGATTATTTCAGCGCCTACTTGGACATGGACAGCACCAACACCATATCCAACAGAAGGTGGCCCATTTAAATGGGATGAAACTACTACATCTTGGGTTGAAGTAACCGCCTAATGTTTCAAACTGCTTTTCAACCAACCGCATTTCAAAATAATGCGTTTCAAATTGTTATTACCCCTGTTGCACCAACTAAACAGGGTGGGGATGACGCTTCTTGGACAAAAGAAGAATTAAAGCATTTTAAAGAACTTAAAAAGAAATTAAGAAAAGCAGAAGAAAAGCGTATTGCAGCACTTAAAGCTGACAATGAATTACGCAAGAAAACCATTGCTGATTTAGTTGACCCAAAACCTGTTGCAAAGCCGCAACAAAATAAAGTACAATCCAATCAAGAAGTTAGCGTTGATATACCGTCAAACCTAGCAAATATTGACCGATACATCGCTAATCTTGTTAAACAGCAACAAGACCTGCAAACCGCAGTAGCAATGAGAAGTGCAAAACTCAGATTAGAACAAGAGTTAGCAGTCTTAGAAGCAAAACGGCAAGCAGAATTAGACGATGAGGAAGCATTATTAGCACTCTTACTTTAAATCCGCACACGGAATACAAAAAAGCCTACGAACACCTCCATGCTGGTCGTTTAGACGCTGGATTTAGACTCTTTGAATATCGTTGGCATCCTGAAATCATTGCCAATCAAGCACAGCCATACCACCAGGTATTAAAAATGCCTGTATGGAGAGGTGAATCCCTATTAGGCAAAACTATTACTGTTCAAGCAGAACAAGGCTTTGGTGACATTATTCAATACGCTAGATTTTTACCATTTTTAAAGGTAATGGGCGCAAAAAAAGTAGTGATGCTGCAACATGGTTCATTGCATACGCTATTTGGTCAAATTGAATGTATTGATACATTTACTAATATGCCTGAAGAAGGCATTGCTACAGAATCAGACTATTGGATTGGCATTATTTCTTTGCCTTATTACATTAGTTTAGCTTCAGCTTATGCAAAAGCGTTGTTTCCATGCAACACAACTAAAATTGTAGGTTCAGAAGGCTATTTAGACGCTATTGCAAGCAATATTCCTAAAAAACTAGCGGTAAATTGGTCTACATCTAAGGGTCTTTTGCACTATGTGCGCACTATGCGCCCAGAAACCATGCTTGAATTAGCGGGCCCTGACGCTTATTCATTCAATCCTGAAGAAGATAGATTTTGGAATCCATTACCTAAAGACGGCTGGCAAAAGGATTGGAATAAGACTGCAAGCCACTTAAAAGCCTGTAAAGGACTCGTAACTGTAGACACAGGAATAGCCCATTTAGCTGGTGCTTTGGGTGTTAAAACCATTGTAATCATGCCTAAGAAAGAATTTAAGTGTTGGCGTTGGAAACATGGCACTTGGTATGACTCTGTAGTCACAGTTGAAGAAGAAGATTTGCACAAAATACCCGATTTAATAAGGAGAATGTAATGGCATTAGTAAAAGTCACGGTAACTTGTAACCATTGCAAAGTAACCCACGAAGAATATGATGCAACGCAATATGATGACAAAGAAAAATACCTTGCTTATTGGAATATTCCATTTAATACGCCTGAAGCTGAAGCAGCGTGGCAAGCAAAGTTAAATATGACTCCAAAAGAAGCGCCAATGGTCATGTCTGATATTGATGGTTACATAAGCCAAGTAGATGGTTCATGGATTAAAAGCCGTAGCGAACACAGAAGTCACCTTAAACAACATCGAATGATTGAGTTGGGTAATGATGTACCAATGCAACACAAACAAGCTGATATGTCTACAAAGTCCAAAGAAGCCCGTAAAAGGGATATTGCGGAACAAGTTTACCAAAAGCTATCTTATAAATAATCCGACAACTTGGAGAAAACCATGTCAGACAACGAACAATTAGACCGCAGAGAACAATTAATGGCTGCTTTAGATGCGGCAGAGGATGGAAGCCTTGAAGCACCAATCGAAAAAGAAATTGCTGTGGTTAAAGACGATATTTCCGAGGAGTCCTCTAAAGTTGAAGTTGTCGAGGAAAATAGAGAAGAACCTGCCGAAAATGTTGAAGCTATTGAATCTGAGGAGTCGCATGAGGAAGCGCAGGAAGCAGCAGAAGAAGTAAAGCCTGTAACTCGCCCAAGCACATGGAAAAAAGAATATGTCCAAATTTGGGACAAAATGGAATCTGGAGAACAGATTAGCAAAGAAGATTTTACTAAATTTGCTGAATACGCTAATCAGCGTGAATCTGAATATAAAAAAGGTGTAAGCACTTATAAAGCTGAAGCTGACAGAGCTAGAGGTTATGAAGAGGCTATTGCCCCGTTTGCTCCTGAATTACAAAGGCGTGGAATTGAACCTACTCAGTACATTCAAAATTTAGCACGGGCTGACCAAATTTTGACAAATGCACCGTATGAACAGAAAGTGCAATTATTTCAAAGACTTGCCGCAGATTATGGAATACAATTAAATGGTGAGAGTCAAATTCAACAATTTGACCCTTATACGCAACAACTGATGAACCAACTAAACCAGGTTAATCAAGAAGTTTCAAGCATTAAAGGTCGATTTGCCCAAGAGGAAAATCAACGCTTAATGAGTGAAATTGAAAGAGTACGACAAGATGTAGAGAAGTTTCCGCATTTTGATGTGGTAAGGGAAGAAATGGCTCAACTACTTGAGCTAGGGAAAGCCCAAGACCTAGAAACAGCTTACAAGAAAGCTGTGCGTATGAATGACGATGTATGGGCATTAGAACAAGACAGACTCTTGAAAGATGCCAAACAAGCGTCAACGAAGGCACAGCAAGTACAGAAAGCGAAGGCTGCTGCGGTAAGTCCAAAGTCTACTACTCCTAGTGGCAAGGTGGCGAACCCAGAAGATAAAAAGGATAGACGGTCTTTAATTGCAGAACAAATGGGTGAAGCAATGAGCCGTCGGGTTTAACTAGCCAATTTTGGCACATTTTTTAAGGATATATCATGGCATTCGCTAACTCAGCAATTACCGATATTATCGCTACCACTATTCAAAGTCGTAGCGGTGAATTGGCCGACAACTTAACACAAAACAACGCTATCCTTCAGCGCTTACAGCAAAAAGGAAATGTTCGTCCTTTTTCAGGCGGTAATGTAATCCTGGAAGAAATCATGTATGACGATAGCACCACCAACAACGCAAACAGCTATTCAGGATACGAAGTTTTAAACATCGCCCCGGACAGCCCTATTTCTGCCGCACAATTTAAAATTGCTCAGTACGCTGATGCAGTAACAATGTCTGGCTTAGAAATGTTGCAAAACAGCAGCAAAGAAGCAATCATTGATTTGCTAGATGGTCGTATGCAAGTTTCTGAAGCTCGCTTGTTGAACCGTATTTCTGGTGACTTGTATGGCAATGGAACAGGCAATGGCGGTAAGAATTTGGATGGCCTAGGCGCTGCTGTTGCAGTTTCACCTACAACTGGCACATACGGTGGCATTAACCGCGCAGTATGGACATTCTGGCAGAACCAAATCACTACTGGTGCTACATCTGCAAACATTTTGGCTAAGATGACTGAAGCTGCTATCAAGCAGATTCGTGGCACAGACAAAGCTGACTTAATTGTTGCTGGTAACACAATGTATCAATACTATGTAGGCGCATTGCAGTCTATTCAGCGTATTGCTGCTGAAGAATCTGGCGCTGCTGGTTTTGCTTCATTGAAGTTCTACGGTGGCGGTACTTCTGCTGATGTGGTACTTGGCGGTGGTTATGGTTCACAAGAAACAGCTACTTACATGTACATGCTTAACACTAACTACATTTTCTTACGCCCACACAAAGAGCGTAACTTTGTACCTATCGGTGGTGAGCGTCAATCAATTAACCAAGATGCAATCGTGAAGTTATACGGTTGGGCTGGTAACTTGACTACATCTAACAGCTTCCTACAAGGCTTGTTGACAACTTAATATTTAGGGGGAAACCCCTATTTATTTTGTTCACTTAATTAATAAAGGAAATAATCATGGCATATACCATTACCCCCCTATCAGGGATTGATTTTAACGATACACAAACTGCTGCTGAATTAGCTTTAAACGGCACAACAGCTCCTACATTTGGCCCTACTGGCGCTGAAGTGTTTGGTTCCGATGGCCGTCGTTATGTATGGGCAGTAGCAGGTGCAGCTATTACAGCTTCAACAGCAACTTGTTCTATTAACGCTTCAACCTTTGTAGCTACTGGCTCTGCTGGTACTTACTTAGCACCAGCAGTCGCAATGGCTTCAGGCGATTATGGTTGGTTCTCAGCAGCTTCCGTTTAATAGGTTAACCCTCTTAAATTGAATATGTAGTAAAACTAGGGCTATCTCAAAAGGGTAGCCCTTTTTCTTTTTTTTAATAACCCTAACCACTTAGGAGAAGTAAAAATGGCAATAGAAAGCGATATTCAAGGCGCAGATTCACGATTAGCAGTCCAATTCTATAAGAAAAGTATGAAGCAAGAAGATGCTTCAAACGAGGCAGGTAGACCAATTTTTAAAGAATTTGATTTTGTAAGAATTATGATTCCTGGTGATAATTTGACAGAAATCGACACTTACGCACAAGAATCTCATAAACAGCGTTTTCCACGCCAATGGGCACATTACCAAAACCAAACAGCAGGACATGAAGATGTTGTTGGTACACCTTTAGACCAATGGCCTCAAGTTACTCGCAGTCAGGCTGAAGAATTGCGTGGTCTTAAGTTTTACACAGTAGAAGCTATTGCTGACTGTTCTGACCAACAATTACAGCGTATTGGTATGGTAGCTGGTATGTCACCCCATAATTTTCGTCTAAAAGCTAAGGCTTTCTTGAATTTGGCTAATGATTCTGCTGATGTAGCGCAAAGAGAAGCAGAATTGCAAGCATTGCGTGAAGAAAATGCTAAAATTACAGCAGAAACAGAGGCGAAGCTATCCAAAATGCAAGACCAAATGGAAGCGCTACTTGCTGCTGTTGCGGAAAATAAACCGAAAACACGCAAAACTAAAGTAGCCGAGGCTTAATATGTCCCAAACGATGTTGCAACTTGTACAACAAGTCACCGCAGAATTAAACCTTGCTGTGCCTTCCTATGTTGCTGGCAATCCATCTCAAGATGTCCAGCAAATATTGGCATTAATGAATGGTACTGGCTATGACTTGCTAAAAGAGTACGATTGGCAAGCATTACAAGTGCAATATCGTTTTTATACTCAATCTTTAACCGCCAATGCCACAACTGTTAACGGTTCTGCCGTATTAACTTTTGCGTCTGGCACAGATTTAAGCAATGTTACAAGCCAATGGCAGTTATCAGGCTATAACATTCCTCAAGATACTTATGTTGTAAGCGCTAATAACACTACAAAAGAAGTTGTAATGAGTCAATATGCAACTGGTACTGGAACCCAGTCGGTTGTATGCGCTCAAACAGCTTATGACTTGCCGCCTGATTTTGAAACAATGACAAACAGAACCCATTGGGACAAATCCAAGCATTGGGAAATGTTAGGGCCAGAAGATGCACAGCAATGGCAATGGTTAAAATCTGGTTATATTTCAACAGGCCCAAGAGTACGCTGGAGAATACTAGATAATCAATTCTGCATTTGGCCTATTATGAATACCCAAGAGTATTTAGGGTGGGAATATAGGTCAAAAGGTTGGGCAAGAAGCGCAGCTAATGTTATTAAAAACAGTTTTACAAATGACTCAGATACAACTGTTTATGATGACCGTATTGTTGTTTTAGGCACAAAGTTAAAGTATTTTGAAGTTAAAAACTTTGACACAACTGCATTATCACAAGATTATCAGCGTTATCTATCTGTGGCTAAAGCAAATGACAAAGGTGCGCCAAACCTATCATTTTCTCCACAAGCATCAAGGGTTCTTATTGGTTACGCTAATATTCCTGATACTGGATATGGTTCATAATGACTGCACCCCAAAGAAGAACTGCCACAACAGCTAGTGTTGCATCCCCTATTGGTGGTTGGAACGCTAGAGATTCTATTGCTAATATGCCGCCATTAGATGCGGTAACATTAAACAACTTTTGGCCTACTCCTACTGATGTTCAACTAAGATTAGGTTATACCAAGTTTTCTACCGGTATTACGGGTCAAGTAAATAGCTTGATGAATTACGCTGGGGTAACTAGCCAAAAGTTATTTGCTGCGGCTGGCACTAGCATTTATGACGCCTCTTCATCTACTGCGGTAGCCGTTAAAACCATTACTAATGACAAATTACAGCATATTAATGTAGGTACGGCTGGCGGCCATTTTATGGTGGCAGTTAACGGTGATGACGCTGCATTGATATATAACGGTACTAATTGGATTAGTTATGCTTCTACCTCAACTGCCCAAACAATTAGCACTATTACAAGAGGTGGTACAGGCAATTTAACTGCTACTGTTACTACTGCTGCGCCTCATGGGTTAATAACCGGCAATCAAATTGTTGTAGCTGGTGCAAGTCCAACGCAATATAACGGCACATATATTATTACTAGAACGGGTGCTAGTACATTTACTTATACAATGGCTTCCGCACCTGCTACTGATGCTACAACAGTAGGTACATATACTATTAATTACGCTATTACAGGCGTAAATTCAAACACTTTTGTCCATGTAAACCTCTTTAAAAACTTCCTTTTCTTTGTCCAAGAAAACAGCATGGAAGTATGGTATTTACCAGTAGGACAAGTATCTGGCGTTGCAACAAAACTAGATTTTGGTGGAATAGCTAGAATGGGTGGTTACATTCAAGCAATGGGTACATGGACTATTGATGCAGGACAAGGCGCAGACGATTACGCTGTATGGATTACCAATAATGGCGAAACCATTGTATATAACGGTACAAACCCTGACTCTGCTGACACATGGGCATTAAAAGGTGTATGGCAATTAGGTCAAACCTTTAATCGCAGATGCTTTTTAAAGTGGGCTGGCGACATTTTGTTGCTGACCCAAGACGGATTAGTCCCATTGGCTGCCGCTTTGCAATCTAGTCGATTAGACCCTAGGGTTAACCTTACTGATAAGATTTATTACGCAATTAGCCAAGAAGCGTCATTGTATTCAAATAATTTTGGCTGGCAAATTAACTATTTTGCTAGTGAAAATATGTTGATGATTAATATTCCTTCTGGAGAAGGGGTAAAGCAGTTTTGTATGCACACCATTTCTAAGGCTTGGTGTAGTTTTTCTAATATCAATGCTAAATGTTGGGAATTAAGCTACGACAAGATGTATTTTGGCGGCAATGGTTTTGTAGGCAGCTTTTGGGATGCGTATAGTGATGATGGAAATAACATTAATGCTGTGGTGCAACAGGCTTATAGTTATTTTGACGCACCTGGTCAGCAAAAACGCTTTACTATGATTCGCCCAATATTCCAAACTGACAATGGTTTTCCAGGTATTTTAGTAGGCATTAATACTGATTTTGATGCCCAAAATAGCCTTGGGGCAGTTAGTTTTAACGCTGTTAGCTCTACTCTTGGAGTATGGGATTCTGCCACATGGGATGAGGATATTTGGGGTGGTACTTTGTCCCTTAATAAACTATGGCAAGGCGTTACAGGAATAGGCTATTCAGGTGGAATTATTATGAAAGTAGCCTCCCAAGGTATTGATGTACATTGGGTTTCTAGCGATTATGTAATGGAACGAGGTGGGGTTCTTTGAGGAAAGTTGTTACTGATAATCAAGAACATCTTAGAGGATGGATTACAGGGGTATTGGGAATGCAATTTAGCCCTTATGCCACCTTTATAGGGCAGGAAATAGATGGTGAAGTAAAGGCAGTTGTGGCATTTGACAATATTTTAGATAAGTCTTGTGAAATGCACACAGCCGCCATAGTACAAAATTGGATTAGCAGGGATTTGTTGTGGGCGTGTTTTGATTACCCCTTTAACATATTGAAAGTAAAGGTTATACTAGCAACAGTTGCTTCCACTAATAAGGAAGCATTGAAGTTAGACCGACACCTTGGTTTCGTAGATAAAGCGTATATCGAAGATGCCCATATTGATGGGGACTTAGTTATATTAGCAATGAGGCGTGAAAATTGTCAATGGCTTGACATTAATACACCTCTAAAAGGAGATTGATATGGGTGGCGGTGGAGGAATTGTAGGTAGCATAATGAAACCGATTTTTGGTGAACCACAAAAAGTGGCTATACCAAATTATTCTGGTGCAGCGCAACAAACTTCTGCGTCTGATTTGGCGGCTAACCGTTTAAATCAAAGTAATGCGTATGGGTCTTTAAATTACAACCAAACTGGGCAAGACCAGTATGGAAACCCTACCTTTACACAATCACAGACTTTAAACCCACAACTTCAATCTGCTATTGATAGCAATTTAGGTCAACTAGGTCAAGCATTTCAAAAACCACAGTTTCAAGGTCAAGACATGGCCTCAATGAATTACTATGGTTCAAGATTAAATCAACAACAATTTGACCCTAGCACTTTACAAAACTATCAATTAGATACAAGTCGTTTAGGTGCTAATTCTTTGCCTTCTTATGGCATTGACCCAGGACAAACATATAGCGATGCCATTATGCAACGCTTACAACCTTCTTTACAGCGTCAAACACAAGCATTAGACGCACAATTAGCTAACCAAGGTGTTATGCCTGGTTCAAAAGCCTATGAAACTGCTAAATTATTGCAAGGTCAAACTCAAAATGACGCATTAACTAGCGCTATTGTTGGCGGCATGAATACTGGTTTAGCTGCTAATCAACAACAGTTTGGTCAAAACTTTAATGTTGCCAATACTCAGTTAGGCGCAAATCAGTACAACAATCAACAAGCTATGAACGCTAATAACCTTGCTTATCAGCAACAGTTAGCTAATCAAGGTCTTGGTATGCAAGCCCAAAACCAAGGATTTAATCAATCTTTAGCTGAATCCATGCTTCCTTACCAACAGGCTTCTGCCCTTAAAGGTTTGGCTTCACCTTCATTTGCTTCTTATGCAACAGTTGGGCCTACTAACTATCTTGGCGCACAACAACAAAGTTACCAAGGCAATTTGGCTAATGCTAATGCCCAAAACGCTTACAACAACTCATTTACAAGTGGTTTGTTTAATTTAGGTGGCGCTGCATTGGGCGCACCTAAAGGCACATTTAGTTAAGGAATAATTATGGCTGAAATGTTCAACCCACAAAATCCAGAAATATTGGAGTTAAATCGTCAACGCAAATACGCTGATTTACTAACTTCTCAAGGTTTACAAACCCCACAAGCACAAACTGTTGCCGGTGGCGTTTATGTACCACCAAACCCAATGGAATATTTAGCTAAACTTTTTAGCACTTATACTGGCACAAAAGTTAATGAAAAACTTGATACCAAAGAAGCTGCACTAGCAAAAGCATTGCGTGAACAAGGTGCTACAGAAACTCAAGGAATTTTAAGCACATTAAGAGGCACTCCTGAAGTTTCCACAGAGTTGGCTGGCCCTGCTTATCAGGGTGTTGCCCCTACTGCTATTATGCCTGCCAAAGCTGGAGATGCAAATGCTGCACTAGCACAAGCATTAATGGGTCAAAGCCCACAAGCACAAAGATTAGTGCCAAGCCTTATTGAACAAGCTAATCCTAAACCTATTGCAGAACAAATTAAATACGATTTGGCTAAACAAGGTGGTTATAAAGGCACATTTAATGACTTTATGAACCAAATGACTGAAGCTGATAAAGCAAGAATTGCTATTGATAAACAGCGTTTAGGTTTAGAAGCTGCAAATCAAAACAAGCCTCAATTAGTTGAAACTGAAAATGGCCCTATGTTGGTAAATCTTCGCACAGGTCAAGCGCAACCAATCATGGCAGGCAATCAACCTATTGCTGGTGGAAAGCCTTTAACTGAATCCCAAGGCAATGCAACTGCGTTTGGTATTCGCATGAAAGAATCTAACGCATTAATTAATGATTTAGAGAAAAAAGGCGTAACTAATACTGGAATTGTTAGGTCAACTGTTGGTGGAATTGTGGGAATGACACCCTTTATTGGTGATAAATTGCAACAAGGTGTCCAATCAGGAATGAATGTGTTGCCAGGTGCATTAGGTGGCCCAAGCCCAGAACAGCAACAAGTTGATGCAGCCCGTAAAAACTTTATTACTGCTGTATTGCGTAAAGAATCTGGCGCTGCTATTTCGCCTACTGAATTTTATACAGAAGCTCAAAAATACTTTCCTCAACCTGGTGACTCTGACCAAGTTATTAAGCAAAAGAGTCATGCTAGAGAAACAGCCATTAAAGCTATGGAAATTCAAGCAGGGCCTGGCAAGCGTCAAATTGAACAAATGGGCGCACCTAAAAAAGTTGTTAACTTTAACGATTTGCCATAAGGACAAGACATGGATGTTTTAATGCCAGATGGCACTCTTGTTAAAGATGTACCTGAAGGGGTAACAAAGGCACAATTACAAGCTAAATTAGCTGGTTCTGTTTCTGCGCCCACTTCAACTCCAATAACATCTGATGTGCCATTGGTGGCTAGTCAAATGCCTAAACAAGTGCCTATTGAAGAACCTAAAACTTCAATGATGGACAAGTTAAAAGCATTATATGAAGTGCCGGCAACTATTGGCCGTGAAATGATTTCACAGCCTGCGTCAATGATTTATGGACTTGGTAGAGGTGCTGTAGAAGATATATCTCAAGGCAAAATGCCTACAGGCGAATCTAGAGATGTTTTTTACAGACAAGCAAGACAAGTAGGACAATTTCAACCAACTTCACCAGCCTCTATAGGCGCTTTAGAGTCTATTGGTGGCGCATTAGAAGCAGCTAAATTACCGCCTTATACTGGCAATATTGGTATGATTCCGTCTATGCAACAAGCTGCATCAATGGTTAGACCTGGAATTAGCCAAGCTGTTCAATCGGCTAAACCAGCAGTCAGCACAATGGCACAAGCATTACGCAAAGAAACGCCAACAATGTCTGGTGTAGGTGCTGCTGAAGTGCCTGAAGCAATATCAAGAATTGAATTAGCAAGTCAATTGAGAGTGCCTGGAACTGTTAGTAAAGGTCAAGCATTGCGTGATTTAGGCCAACAAAAATTTGAAATTGAAACTCCTAAGAATTTTCCTGAGTTAGGAAAACCTTTAATTCAAGAACAAGCAAAACGCAATGACATTATTTTGCAAAACTTTGATGCTTATGTAGATGCGACAGGAAAAGAAACATTTGGTTTGCGTGAAACAGGTCGAGTAGTAGATAAAGCATTGGTAGGTGCTGCAAATAATGCTAAAAAAGATATTGAAAATGCTTATAAATTAGCAAGATTTGCTGGCGCTATGGAACAACCCGTTTCTTATTCACCATTAAAAGCCTATATTGATAATCAAACGCCTACTGTTAAGCGTAAATTAGCTCCAATTCTTAGCGCTGTAGATGAAGAAATTATTAAAAACGACCCTAATAAAACAGGGCAAATTTCTATTAATTCTTTAGAAGATGTTTATAAGTTTATTAATAAAAACTACGAGCCTGGCACTCCTGCCGGCACTTATGCTAAAGAAATGAAAGATTTAATCAACACAATGACTGAAGGTCAAGGCGGTGAATTGTACCAAGAGGCACGCAAGTTGCGTACAAAATATGGTCGTGAATTTGAAAATGTTGGTTATGTGGATAAATTACTGCGCACAAAACCAGGCACTACAGACAGAGCAGTAGCATTTGAGGATGTATTTGACCATAGCATTTTAAATGGCTCTTTAGATGATGTTCGTGCTATTGGCATGACTTTGAAAAAAGCAGGCCCAGAAGGTCAACAAGCATTTAAAGAATTGCAAGGTCAAACTATTCAATACATGAAAGACCAAGTTTCTAAAACTACAAATATAGATACATTTGGTAATCCTGTAGTTTCACCATTTAAATTTAAGTCTGTAGTAACTCAATTAGACCAAGATGGCAAATTAGATTATATTTTTGGCAAACAAGGCGCACAAGAAATTCGTGACCTTTTGGAATATACAATTACTGTTAATTCTCCATTAAAAGATGCACCTAACTACTCTAATAGCTCTAGTGCAATTATTAGTGGATTAGATAGAATTGCTAAGTTAAAAATACCTGGTGTAAGTAATGCCGCTGGTTTTGCGGCAGAAAAAGGCGCAGAGTCAGCGCTTAAAAAGCAAATTGAAGAATCTATTAATTACAAGCCTGAAGGTATGGCAGACGCATTGAGGAAAACAAAATGAGTAGAAACGGTAGCGGTACATATTCCTTACCTGCTGGTAATCCAGTAGTAACAGGCACAACCATTACTTCAACATGGGGCAATACAACCCTTGCTGATATTGCTAACGCTTTGACAGGTTCTTTGGCTTCTGATGGTCAAACAACTGCATCTGGCAACCTTAATATGGGTACAAACCGTATTATTAATGCTGCTGACCCTACCAATCCACAAGATGTAGCCACTAAAAACTATGTAGATACTTATGTAGGTAATTTGGGTACTATGGCTACCCAAAATGCTAATGCTGTAGCTATTACAGGTGGTTCTATTAGCAGCATTTTAGAAGGCGCTACCGTAACTGCTACTGCCCCTTCAGCTACTACAAATTATGACTTTAAAACTCAAGCTGTTCGTTATTACACATCTAATGCTACAACTAACTTTACTGTCAATATTCGTGGAAATTCCACTACAACATTAAATGACACAATGACCACAGGTCAAACAGCAACTATGGTGTTAATGGTTACTAACGGTACTACACCTTATTATCCTAATGTCATTCAAATTGATGGAACAACTGTTACCCCAAAATACCAAGGTGGCTATGCAATCGCATCTGGTAATGCTAATTCAGTAGATATGTACACTATTGCTATTGTAAAAACTGCTGCATCTACATTTGTTTCTTTTGTATCTCAAACTAAGTTTTCTTAAATCATGCCATTAATTTCTACTATTGGAAATGAGTCTGCCTATGCCTATGGATTTGGCAAAGGTGGCGCATTAACAGCTAATTATTTAGTTGTTGCTGGCGGTGGCGGTGGTGGCGGTACTGATGCCAATGGTAATGAAACCAATGGCGGCGGTGGCGGTGGCGCTGGTGGTTTATTAACAAGTGCAGCAGCTTTTGTATATGGAGTTACATATACC